GTAGCGCCATAACTGAGGAAAAAAGTAATTGACACGTCTACCGTTTGAAGGCCACCAGTAAAGCGGTGCCCAGTGTCACCAAAAGCAGTGCTTTCAAGACTGTCCTGCCCAATGGTAATCATGCAAGCATTAGCTTGGTCTGACAAGTCCGTGGTGGTTGCACCCTGGGTAATTCCGATAGTTGCGTTGGATAGGAATGTTGTTGTTGCCATTGGTGGCTCCTTTTTGTTAGTTGCGCCGTACTGCTACGGCAACGGTCATGTCATAGCAGGGAAGCATCTGCTCGCCGTATGAGGCAAGTGATGGCCTTCCATCCACTATGGCTATTGGTGAGTTCATAATTGTGTCTACTGTGGTCATAAGGTAATCGCCTGAATCTTGGTTACCAGGTGGCCCAGCAAGCACGCGAATCACGAGGCGAATGTCGCCCACGTTGTAGGTAAAGGCGTCAAGTGTTGGCAGTTCAATCATGACGGACAGCGGGCGCGCATTGCGCGGGTCTGTTACAGGTTTTAAGCCCAGCGCCGTTAGCGCGGTCTTTGTAGCGTTCACTGCTTCATAGAGGATGCCCGTTGCAGCCATTAGGCAACCTGGGGCCTTCCGCAACCAAGCAGCTGCATAATTTGACCTAGGGACATGGTGGGGGTGCCCATGCCCATTGAGTCAAAACTTGCGTAGCCATCTACGGCTCCACGGCTTCTGTATTGCATCGCTGCATACATAATGGTGCCCAATTTTGCTGCACCATCTGGAGCGGAACTTAACGAATCGGTATAGCCAGCCTCGCGCCTTTTACGAAATGCCCAACTGTTTGCAGCTGAAACACAGACAGCAATAAAGGCCGTGTCGTTTGCTGTTGCTACTTCAATGCCTAACCAACTGGTTACATCGCTAGAAGTTACCCAACTGCATGAAGGCGTGAAAGTGACGGTGCCCGTAGCAACGCTTCGCGCAAGGTCATCGCCTGCACTGACGTAAATAAATTGGTTTTCCATAATGACGTCATAGTCAAAGAGCAAATCGCCCTCTTCTGAAACGCCGATAAATTCGTAAGGCTCGGTAGAAATAACAGTGTGGGTGCCATTGAAGTTATGGCCCGCCCCTGCTACCACTACCGAGTCTTGCGGTTGAATGTCTGTGTCTACAAAAGTCTGCAAGATGGCATAGTCCTCTAGCCGCGTATGAAATGCGAGGTTAAAGGTGGCCATGGTCTTGCAGTCTTTCTAGTTCGCCTGAATCAGACGAAAGCAGCCTTAACAAACTTGGTTGAGTCAATCATCAAAGTTGCAAGGTAACCACGGAACGCAATTGTGCGGGACATGGTTGAAGGTACATCAATGCTAAGGGCACCCTTTTGTTGTTCAAAAATTTCGTAGCCAGATGCATCGCCAAGGATGATTGTGGCTGCAGCAAAGTTTCTATCAACAACAACTGAAAGACCAAATGCGTTGCCAGCAGGTTGCCCTGGAGCCAAGTTACCAAATGCGTTCATTGGGCCAATTTGTGGGAACAATGGGCGCTTTGACGAATCGCTAAGGCTGAGTAAGTCTCCCCAGATGTCTGGTGAAAGGAACAAATGTGTTGGCAAGTTACCGTTTGACGATGACAAGATTGTCGTTGCTGCACCTGCTACCCATGCTGCCCAAACACTTGGGTCGTCTAAGTCTGCAGCGGTGAAGTTACGAGTAACTGTTGCGCCAGTCTTTAGGTCGTCTGCTGCCACATTGTCAGTTTCATTTGCATAAATGCGCGCCATGTCGTCAAGTACAAGGCCGATGATTTCGGGCTGACTCCAATCAATTGATTGTTCGGAGAGGGTTACAAATCCGCCGTAGCTGCCCTTTGTGACTTGGTTGTCTGTAACTACAAACGTGCCTTGTGTGAGTGAGGTGTTTTCAGTTGCCTGGTTGCCGATGCTGGTGTGTGTGGTGACCTCTGGGCGAATGAACACCTTGCCACCTTGTGGCATTGCTTTTGCACCAATGGCGTCAATGACTGGGCGGCGACCAATGAAGTTGTTGTAGACGGGCTGAACGATTGGCAGTGGAAGCACACCTGGAATGTCAGAAGTGACAACGTTAGGTGCAGCAGCGCGTAGGCCTTCGCTCATTTCGCGCCACTTGTCTCCGCCAACAAATGCGGCTGAAATGTATTCGGCTGCTGTTGGAAGAATGAACTCGCGCTTTGCGGTTGCGTAAATTGGGGTAGTTGGAATGATTGAAGCCTCGACCTCAACCACTGGGTTTTCTTGTGTTGCCACTTCTGGTTCCTCCTCGGAATCTGTTGGGGTGGGTTCGGTTGCATCTTCTGGTTCTGATGCAGCGATTTCTGTTATCTGGGCCTCTTTAAAAGCAGGCTGGGCGACCAGGCTGATTTCTATGAGGTCAGCTTTTGACACGACCATTACGCCGTTTTTGTCATACTTAAATTTTGTGGGGACAGCACCAACGCTCACTGAGTCGTACGCGCCTGCTTTTACAAGTTCAATGGCGTCAGCTGCTGCACCCGTTTTTGCAAAGGTGGCTGTGAAGCCTAAACCTTCGGGCATATCTGCAAGAGAGGAAACAACGCCGCGTAGCGCGCCCATGTCATGGTTTTCTAAAAGCTTTGGGGCCTTCATGTTTAAATCAAAAGCGCCTCGAGAAAATGAAACTTTTGTTCCGTCTGAAACTGTTGCGGATGCTGGTGCCCAAGGCACTGCAATGCCCGTAATTGTTTTGGGGGCATCTTCACCTGCTGAGGCGTCAAGGGTGATGGGGACATTAACGAAATGAATCATGTTGGGCTTTCTATTGGTAGTTCTACGTCTGGTTCCACCATTACTTCTGAATACATTTCGTCTGCGAGGTAGCCCTCTACGTCAAATTCAACATAACGATTTCTTGGTAAAACATTTGAAGCACTGAGTACCTGTTGCAGGCACTCTATAAATGGTTTGGCCCCGTAGAGGTAAAGCTGGCGGTTGCTGTCCTGCACGTTTGTGTAGGTCAGGCCTGAACCTTCCTGGGGTGCAGATACGAGATAGGCAGGAATGTTTGACACGCGGGCAATTTCTAGCGATTGGTATTTGCGCTGTTCGCTTACAACTTCGGCGGGTGACACGCTGAATTCTTTGAACTCGATGTAGTCGTTTAAAGCCCCAATGGCGTTTTGGCGTCGCATCTGTGACCATGCAGCTGCAATTTCGCTGAGGCTGTCACTGTCTAAAGTTTCGCCACCTTTTTGCTGAAGATAGCCAGGGACAGTTTCAAGAGTTGCGTAACGGTCAGCCGCTTGGTCTAGGTGGGTTGCAATTGACAACGCTCGAGCACCTTGGTACAGCAAACCCTGAATCGGTGAAAGGAATTGAATGACATCGTTGCTGTCTGGAATTTCAACGCCGTTAAATTGCACCACGTCAGAAGGGCCAAACCATTGCGGGCCTGTCTGGTTTGGTGTCGTGACCATGGCGGCTGGTAGCCAGGTAAAGCTTGCTGGCAGGCCCGTGGAGTAGCGCGAGGTTACAAAGGCAAAAGCCCTGCCGTGAAAAAATAAATCACTGAAGATGTTGGAATAAAAAAAGTTTCGTGTGACCTTTGGGTCAGGCTGTTCCATCCAAGGTTCCACAGGAAGGTAAATTTTTTCGTACCGTTCACCAGTCCATTGTTTGGAATAGTGCCGCATTTCAAGGCAGCCAATCATTGAGGCCAGTAAGTCTTTGGAACGGGAAACGGTTGGGTTTTGCAGGGCGCGCTGTTCAGCTGCACCAGTGCTGTATGCAAGGAAGTCATTGACCTGGGCAGCGCCAGCACCAGCGGCTGCTTTTATGGGGGCGGCAGAAATTTGAGCTGTCGTTACTTTTGGAGTGAAAAATCCCACGGGCGGAGTCTTGCACAAACTTGTTGCAAATGCAACTACCTCGCTGAACCAATCATTGCCCGCCCAGATTGTCCAGGTCTTGACACCAGGGAAGCAGCTGCAACTAGGCACCTGGCACACTCGATTGGGCCTGGAGACTTTTGTGAACTCAAAACGACTGCCCCATTCGCTTTAACCAGGGTGGCGCGATTGACGTGTTCCGCCAGCATTTCCTCACCAGTGTGCAACAGGCGGCCTTCAGTAATCATTGACCTAACCAGGCCCGTGTATTTAATCATCTCCGCATAGCCCCAAAGGGAACGCCTACGAATTAAAGGTTCTGGGGTGTGCAAGTCAAGTGTTGGCGTTATTGCAAGTTTTAGTTTCGGGTCTGCTTCCATAAGTTTTTGAATGTGCAGCCACATTTGCCTGTTTGTTTCGCAAGTAAAAGCAACGCTTGCCACAATGTCCCCGTCACTGTTAAGGCCGCAAAGGATTCCCACATATTTGCTGTCATCCACAGAGCTGTCCACAGCCAAAACTGAATTGCCACCATTTAGCGTTTGGTTTGTGGTATAACGCTTTGCCCACTCGCCTGGGTTTATCCAGGAATTGGCGGCAGCCACCCAAAGGTTGCAGTGGGCCCTCAAATACTGAGAACGGTCAGGCGCGGCAGCTGCACTTTCCAAACCCTTCATAGTTATTGTTCGCCCCAGCGCTGGGTTTGCATATCCCCAATAAATTGGGTCATCTGGTGACACGCCAGAGGGCAAACTCCACTCAGCCATAAACAGGTCAGTGCGAATACCTGAATCAATAACACCCAGGGCCTGTTCCCGTAGCTTGAGGAACGCTCGAGAAGATTCATCGCCAGCAGTGGAAACCAAAAAAGCAAGCGGGGAGGGTACAGCAATCTGTGAGGGTTTTAAAGCCCCAAAATAAGTGGCTTCAGATATGGCCCACAATTCATCAACAATGAGAATGTCCCAAGTGCCTCCATGTTTTTTACCTGTTGCACTGTTCACTTTATAGACAGAGCCATCGTGCATTTTGACCTGGTGCCTGCCGTACGCCCACGTTACTTTTGCCAGGTCAGACTCTTCCAACAGTTCAAACACTTCCCGCAAATCTTCAAACACTTCAGTAGCCAAACCAAGCTCATGGGCCGTAGACATAATGCGAACAGGCCGCCCCCAAATGCGCGGCAGTTCAGTAAGACAAAACCCCACCAAGGCAGACAACATCGTGGTTTTCCCATTCTGACGGCCCGTACTAATCAAAGCAGTGGAGGAAATAAAGTTTCCAGCTTCATCATGTTCCAACGCCCCATCCAAAGCCAATAATTGCCACGGAAACAACGTGCGGCCCAGATGCCGTTCACTCCAATCGCCCACTAAAGCCGAGTAAGAACCAAACGCCCCAGTGGGCGTAACCAGCCGAGGCTGCTCCACCCCAACGCCAACAGTCGCAGACGTTTTACAAAGGTCTTGAACCGAGTCATGACTATCCCCAGAGATATACAGAGA